TTTCACCTTTAGTATCAAGATCGCTGTTCATAACAGCACCAGCAGCATTTACATTAGTGGCATCTGTTACATCAGCAGAAGCTTCTATTGCATTTAATTTACTATGGTCTGCATCTGTAAATACGTTACTGTCAGAAGCCGATTCGACTAATGCTCTTATCTCACTAGCAGTTTGATCTGTTGTAGCACCTGCTTCTATAGCGTTTAGTTTGCTATGGTCAGCATCTGTAAAAACATTAGAGTCTGTTGCTGACTCTACAAGTGTTCTTATCTCAGCAGCAGTTTGGTCAGCAGTTGCACTTGCTTCAATCCCATTCAACTTAGTATGGTCAGCATCAGTAAACACATTGCTATCACTAGCACTTTCAACAAGAGTTCTTATTTCACTAGCAGTCTGGTCTGCGGTAGCAGCAGTTTCTATGCCATTAAGCTTTGTATGATCTGCGTCAGTAAAGACATTACTATCAGTTGCACTTTCTACTAATGTTCTAATCTCTGCTGCTGTTTGATCTGCTGTCGCTCCTTCTTCAATACCACCTAACTTATCTGTAATTTCTTGTTGAGCAAATAATATTTGGTCACTATTATTATCTAAATCTGTTTCTGTTAAAACACTACCATCAGCAAAATCTACTTTTTTTGTACTTATATTTGTATCTCTTTGAAATTTTATATTAGCAGTACCAGAAGGAGGTATATTACCAGAAGTAAAAGTAACTGATGAACCACTAATATTGTAGTGTGTGCTTAGTGTTTTAAGAACACCACCAACTGTAACATCAACTTCAGTATTTTCTAGAAAAGAAAAAGATATAGCAAAAGTAGCTGTACTACCATTTCCGTTATGGGTTTGTGAAGTAGCAGTTGTGTTAGTAGCCATAATTAATTACCAAGGTTTTTAATTTTTTTCAAGTTTTCAAGTGTTGCTTTAGTTGTTCCATTGCTAATTGCTTCTATCCTAGCAGAATATTTTTTAAATAATTCTCTATTTTCTGGCAAACGTAACCATTCATTTCTTCCTTTTACTTTATAATCTGCAACTATACTTTTAATTTCTTCTGAAATTGTAGCCCTTGCATTGTCTTGAACTCCAACCATAATATCTTGATTAGTTGAATCTACATTTTCACCCATAGCAGTTTTGTAAAAAGCTTTCATATCAGGCTGATTTAATCTTTTGTATAAAGCTACAATTAACCTGTCACCATCATCTATTTTGTACCCAGAAGAACTTTTAAAATTAAAAGATTTAGTATTAAAAGATAAGTATTTAATATAATTTGCATACTGTTTTCGTGTAAGTTCAATACCACTTCCTTGTATTCCTTGATCCCTTACAAAAAACTTTTTAGGTGGTTGCAAAGTTATATTCAAATCATTAATAACACTAAGAACATAATTATCTTTTGTAGTAGTAGCAGTAATAGGATTTAAAATATCAAAGGTATCAGGTCCAAAACCACTAGGATATTTAACAACTGAGCCTGTCAACCAGTTTCTATCAGGTTCTAAACCTCCATTAAAATAGGGTATTGTTCTGGCTAATTCATTAAAAGTTTGCCTAAGACCTGTAATCATTTCATCTGCTGGATAATATGTAGTATCTAATTTTGTTTTGTCTGTAGCTCTTTGAATTGATCTACCTAGTCCAGCAACAGGATTAACAATGTTAGCAACCCTTCTTGCTAGTAAAGTTTGTAAGGCATAAGGATTATGTATAGCTTCAGCAACTTCAGTAAGACCTCTAAGAAAAGTTCTATCTGTTAAATTTCGTGCAATAGAAACAGTAAGTGCAGTAGCAAAATCATTAGAGTTTTGGCTTCCTATTTGTCCTTCTATATCTACATAATCTGCAAGAAGCATAAGCAAACCAGACCAAGGATCAAGTCTTTTAAAAGAAATATATTTATATTTTGGTTTCCCACTTTTTGTTAAAACTATATCTCCATTTGAATCTCTAACTAAAAATCTAAATGAATAAGGTTGCCAACCTTCTTCTTTTAATTGTTTTACTAATTGTCTGTTTGCTTCTATTGTGTCACCAAATCCAATCGTATTTGGACCTCCACTTGTCATACCTACTTCTGCAAAAGGATTTTCCATATCTCTTGCAATTAAAGCACCCATAGAAAGAAATCCACCTGCCAAATACATTTCTCCTCTAGCTCTTGCAGCAATATTAGAATCGGTACTTCTAAGTGCTTGCCTGTATTCACTCATCAATACATTTACACCAAATGTATATCTCATTTGTGTTTTAAAAATGTTTATAGGAGTTCTTATAAAAGGAAAAACTACTCTTCCGTAAGGGTGTTGTGCAAAATTTTGTATTTTTCCAGTAAATGATCTAGGGTCTAAATCTTTTGTAAATGTAACTTCAGCAGCATAATCTTTTGCTTTTTTATATAAATCTAGAATACTTTGTGGCAATTTTTGAGTACTGCCAGTATCAACAATTTTAAATACTTTTTCTGATTGGGCTTGAATGTATTTTACTAGCTGTTCTCCTTGTAAATTTTTTCTTATTCCTTGTTCCCAAGCTTCTGCTTTTACATAAGCTCTAAAGTTTACTTGTTTTAAAAACTCGTCTTCTGTAATTAGCATACGAGAACCAAAACCATTTATTCTTCTAAAGTTGTTATAAATCCTTGGAATCCAACTTTCAGCAACACGAGTATCAAGAAAAGGTTTTACTGTACTTCTAGTAACAATATTTTGATCTGCAAAATTTCTTACATCTTTTGCGTTAATATTTCGTGAAATTCTTTGTGCATCTGAAACCATTGCACCTCTATCAAGTACATTTTCATTCACCTTAAAAGCTTTACGAGCAATATTAAAAGCATCACCTAAAGATTGACTCATGTATATAAATTGTTTCCAACCTTTTATAAATTCATCAGTATTAAACTCTGGTTTAAATGTTAAATTATCTCTTCTAGATAAAAGTGTTTCTGGAAAAGTAATATTCATATCTTTTCTAAAACCAATTTTTGCAGCACCAAGAGATTGAGTTAATGGTTTTGCTAAAGTATTTAAACTTGTAGATAAAAGGTTAACTATGTGAGTAGGTGGACCACTAAGAATAGAATTAATAAATATTTCGTTTGTAAGTTCTACACCTTTTAAAAGTAATCCTTTTTTAATCATGTGTTTCATAACCTCTGGATTACCACCTGCTACGTTTAAGTATTTTGTAAGTCGTGTTAAAGCTAAAGCAGCTTCTTGATCTCCTTGTTCTACTAACTCAAAAATCTTATTAAAAGTTTCATCTATCTCACTTACTCCCTGATCTTCTATAAATCGTTTGTTAATATCTTCAATGTTTTCTGTACCTCTTGATTTCTTACCAAAATCATCTGCTGTAGCTTTTACATCTCTTAGATCACCTGCAATTCTTCTAGCACCTAAAGTTTGTGATGTTAAAGTACCAACTCCTTTATTTAAGTAAACAATACCTCTTAACAAATCTACTTCTTTCAAAAATAATGGTTTTATTTCTTTTATTAAATCTATATTTTTTGTAGCTATAGCATTATGCAAAGCAGCAGACAAATTAAAAACAGCTTCGCCATTTTTATTCATTATTTGATTTATAGTAATTGTGTTAGCAGGTAAATATCTTGGATTATTAATTAGTTTGCCATTTGAAGTTTTTTTGAAAGGACCAAATTCTTGTAAAAAAAACTGTGCAGCTTCTATT